CCCTTCTTCACAGGAGAAATTTATGGCTCAGACCTACATTGGTTCTACGCTTAGAACCGGTTCGGGCACGCTGACCGACACGACGGATGGTGGCTTTGTTGTTGTTAGCCAAACCACTACTGTTACCACTGCATCTGCGGGAACTGCTACCAGCGCTACAATTACTCTTCCGGCTTCGTCTCAGATCATCGACTTTTTTGTTGATACTGTTCAAGACAAGTCGGTAGGCGCTGGCACGGCTACTGCGATTGCAATGACCATCGGAACTGCTGCGGCGGGTACACAATACGTATCTTCCACAGATGTCTTCGCTGGCGGTCGTACTGCTCTCACCTTTACTGCCGCGCAGCTTGCTGCGATGGCTGACATTAGCACTAACCAGTCAGTTGTCATCACGCTTGATCCAGATGGCACTATCCTCACAACGCAGGCGATTGTTCGTCTGACTGTTGTGTATGCGCAAAAAGTTTGAGGAGGCACATCATGGGCCAATTCAAACCGATGGTGAAGATGTACACCACTGAGCCCAGCATCGAGCTGAAGCTCAAAAAGGGTGGGCATGTAGCTATGCCCAAGATGAAGGCTAAAGATCACGGATCGGGTCACAAGAAGATGGCTGACGGCGGTATGCCGGGAGTCCTCGCTCGTGCTGGCCTACCTCCGGGTCCTGTTGGTGGCCCGAGTCCTGCAAAACCTTCAATGGCTGCTCGTCGCAAAGCGATGATGGGTCGCAAGAAGATGGCTGAAGGTGGCGAAAGCGCTGCTGAACACAAGGCCGAAATGAAGAAGATGGAAGGCACGGCAAAAGAGCTCAAGAAACACGAGTCTATGCCTGCTTCCAAAGCTCATAAGGGTCTGAAAACCGGTGGTGTTGCAATGGGTCAGGGTGGCTACAAGGATGGCGGCAGCGTCATTCCTGTGAGTGCTTCGAAGAGAGGCGCTGAGGGCTATGCTGAGACCAAAATGCACACAACGAAGCCTGATCGTTCACCTGCCAATACTGGTGGCGTGAAGATGGGTAACGCTGGTGGTTATAAGAAGGGCGGTAAGGTCAAGATGGCTATGGGCGGTAGGATGCCTTTGCCGCAGGCTATTAATAAGCCTGTTAGTGCGATTCCCCGCCCAACTCGCGGCACCGGCCCTAACGATGCTGGCGCCGGTAGACCTGTTGTTGGCCCTCGTCGTCCTCTGCCGCAGGCTATTAACAAGCCAGCAACTTATGCTAAAGGTGGCGGCGTTGAAGGTAACGTCAGCACTACACCTCCGGGCGTAAGTGGCACGACAACTGGTAGTGTTCGCAAAGGCAATGCTGGTGGCTACAAGAAGGGCGGTGCCCCAAAAAAGTTTGCTAGGGGTGGATCGGTAAACGATTCAGGCAAGGCTGAAAAGATGCCTCAGAAATCGCCGCCCACCCCTGTCAGCATTAACCGTCTCTCTGGCACCTATAAAAAAGGTGGCTCTGTGAAGAAGTATTTAGAGGGCGGTCCTGCTGACGTAGCAGAAGATAAGCAACGGAAAGCTATGCAAAAAGCCTACGAAGATACCCCAAAGTATCAACGAGAGCTTGAGCAGGCGATGAACCCGCTAGACATGCTCAAAGAGGCTTATGACAAGGCCGTAGAGATGTTTGGCAGAAAACCAGCAGGCGATAGCGTCACTAAGACAAAAGAGTCTGTAACGGTTACTCCGTTGAAAAAGCGCTACGGTGGTGCTTGTTAAAAACGGCGGGGAGCTTCGGCTCCCTGTCATTTATGGGGCTTTGACATGAAACTTCAGACTGTTTCAAAGACCGGAGTGGGCAGCAGCAGCGCCCTCGTAATGAATACAGACATCAGCCCATTTAATGTGGGCTTTGGTGTGATTGTGACTGGCACGGTTGATTACACCGTTCAGCATACTTTTGATGACCCTGCGGTGGGATTTAGCACTTGGTTTTCTCATCCGACGGTAGCAAGTCAAGCGGCAAACGCTGACGGCAACTACGCATTCCCTGTGACTGGCATTAAGGTGCTAGTAAACAGCGGTGATGGCACTGCAACGCTGAAGTTACTTCAGGCAGGCATTTAATGGGAAAGGTTGGTTACAGCTCCGTTGCTAACCAAGCGAATACCAGCGATGGATTTGCTTTGGGCGTTGGTGCGCAGAATGTAATTGGCGGCACTGACTTTGGCTTAGACGTTGGCGACGATGGTGTGGTTGATGTGTATGGCGCTACACCAGTGACTACTTTCTACATTGCCGATGAATCTTCTCCGGGCTATGTGCTTCAGGAGAATAACGACAAGATCGTATTGGAGGCTTCGTAATGGCAGATCAGAAGATTTCAGCGATGCCATCGGCTACTACGCTGACAGGCGCGGAGCTTGTTCCTCTTGTTCAAAGTGGGGCAAATGTTCAAACAAACGTATACACATTAACCGCTGCAACTTATGCTGAGATTTACGTTGCAAGCGGAACGACTTCTCAGACGCTGACAAACGCAAATCAGTTTTACACGTTAACCGCGTTTACAACAGATGGGCTGTCAAACAATATGACTCCTGTTGCTGCCAGCAATAAGATTACCTTTGATGTTGCTGGGCAGTATCTAGTTCAGTTTTTTATTACGTTTACTGACTCAAATAACAAAACATTTACGTTTCGTTGTTTGAACAGCACAACGAATACGCCTTACTTAAATACAGTCGTAAAGTCGCATTCGCATTCTGTAGACCCTATGTTTGTAGCGGTATCGGCGTTTGTAACGGTGGCTGCTGGAGATGATGTAATTGTTCAGGCAGCATGTGCAACTGCTGGCACTGCAATTACAGTAAGCGATGCAAACTTTGCTGCGTTGTTATTGAAGGCGAGTTAATCATGCCAGCCAAGTCTAAAGCTCAGTTCCGCTTGATGAAGGCGGCTCAGTACAACCCTAAGATTGCTAAGAAGGTTGGCATATCTGAGGATGTTGCTAAAGAGTTCACTGAGTCTAACGTCGGCAAGAAGGCTTACGGCAAACTTCCTGAAGCAATGAAGAAGGGTGGCGTGAGTTTGGCTATTGGCAGGGGTGAGAAGTTGCCTGCTGAGCAAGGCGCTGGGCTAACGGCTAAGGGAAGAGCGAAGTACAACCGCGAGACTGGCAGCAACTTGAAGGCTCCGCAGCCTGAAGGTGGCAAGCGGAGGGATTCTTTTTGTGCGCGTATGGGGCCTGTTGCTGAGAAGAGTGAAAAAGGTAGTCGAGCGCGCGCTTCGATGAAGCGCTGGAATTGTCCCGGTTGGTAAGTTAAGGAGAAGATTATGAGCAGTTATGATATTGGCGGTATGCAGGCTAGTGGCATGACCAATCAGCAAATAAATGATTACATAAAGCAGCAAGATGCGAAGTTTTACGGGCCTAGAGGTGGTAGTGGGCCTAAAGTTCCACCGAAACCTTCAACTCCTTTGCCAGCCCCTAAGGTTCCACCAAAGCCGACTATGGGTGGTTTAGGTAAACCTCTAAAGCCACAAGTCATGCCTTCCGTGAAGCCGCAAATAAATCAGAGTGAATTACAGAAAGCCTATGGATTACAGAAAGCCTATGGAGATGCATTTCGTCAGGCTAGTGGAGCTAATAAGCCACAAGTAATGCCTCCCGCAAAGCCACAATCTGTTAGTGGTAAAAATTTATATGAAGGTCGCATTGATCCTTATGAGAAGTTTGCAAAGAAAGGATCATTGGGCGGCATAAACCCAAATGCAAAGCCTCCCGCTGGTATCGATGTTGAAAAAATAAGACAGGGCTTGCAATCTTTGCCGAAAGCTCAACAAGGTGATGATTTTGTAAGTAAGCAACAATTAAATATGCCATTTGCTCAGCGTGTGCAAGGTTTGCAGCAGCTTGGTCAGAATAATGCGTCTATGATGAAAAAAGGCGGTGAGGCGAAAAAATACACCAAAGGCGGCAAGATAAACCTAGATGCTTGCGGCGTTTCTACTGCACAGAAGTCAAAAAGTTCGCCTAGATGGTGAGGTAAACATGAAAAAAGCTAAAAAGATGGCAATGGGTGGGCTAAGCAGCCTTGTGACTGATGGTGAGCAATCATCAGTAAGTGTTCCCGGCAGCACTGCGGGAAACATGGGCGCTATGAGTGATCGATTGGCTCAGTCAACGCAGTTTGCGCCAGCAAGTAATGACTTCCGCCCTTACTCAGAAACCTCGCAAGAACCTGCGCAGGGTACTGGTCAGGGCATGAAAAAAGGCGGCAAGGCTACTACCAAGATGTCTACAGGCGAAAAAAGATCATCTAAATGCCCAAAGTGGTAAGGGGAGCACATGGCTTACTCAGGCACTATCGGTCAGACTATTATTCCGGTACAGGATTTGATCGATCACGGAGCGCGACGCTCTGGAAAGTTGGCTGAAGAGCTGACTTCTGAGCAAATTTACTCTGCCAAACAGTCTCTTTTCTATCTTTTATCCAATTTAGCCAATATCGGCATCAATTATTGGGCGATTGGGCAAGAAGTTATCGGTCTAAAAGCCGATCAGTACATCTATGAGCTGCCTTTAGGCGGTATTGACGTCCTAAATGCCAACTATCGCACAATGGCTCGGCCTGTTCCTAACATAACGGGCGCATATTACGCATCATCTGGTGTGGTTGAGAATGCATTTGATGGGAATGTGAACACCGTCGATATTCAGACATCCCCTAACGGTTACATAGCGGTGGATTATGGCACTGACAACCCTATTTACGCTGGCTCTATTGGTATTCTTCCGGGAGTGTCAGGAAGTTTTCACATCCTTTTGGAAGTTTCCGATGACGGTTCGACATGGGAGCTACTCGAAGACACCGGAGTAGAAACTTGGGTCGATAACGAGTGGCTTTGGTATCAAATCGAGCCCGGTCAAACAAAGCAATGGTATCGGATGCGCGAGACTGGCGGCAATACGCTGCAGGTCAGAGAGTTCTACGTCGGTAATAACAGCCGAGAAGTGCCGATGGCGCGTCTAAACCGTGATGATTACGTCTCGCTGCCGAATAAGAACTTTACTGCTAACCAGCCGTATCAGTTCTGGTTCAACCGCACTATTCCAAGACCGCAGATTAATCTTTGGCCTGTGCCTAGCGACCCTTTTGTTCAGATTGTCGTGTACTACTCGCGGCAGATTATGGACGTAGGGGCGTTAAATGGGCAGCTAGAGATACCTGATCGCTGGTACTTAGCTATTCAGAACATGTTGGCGCACCAGATGTCGATGGAGTTGCCGGGCATTGATATGGCGAGGATTCAGTATTTAGAGGCGCAGGCAGAGAAGTACCTGATGCTGGCGCAGTCTGAAGAGCGCGACAAGTCGCCTGTGTATATGGCGCCGAATATCGCAGTTTATTCGAGATAACTATGCCGATATTTCTCGACACTCGGGGTTATTCGGACATTGCGATTGCAGTGTGTGATCGCTGCAAGATGAAGCGTCCGCACGCCGATTTGTCAAAAGACCCGAACTTTCCGGGGTTGATGGTATGTAATCTTGGGTGCAAAGATGAGTTTGACCCTTATCGCTTGCCTGCAAGAAAGACTGAGCGGATTACGATTCGATTTCCTCGGCCTGATGTGAGCGTAGCGGTTGACCCTAATGATTTGGCTGTAGGTGGTGGCTTTGTTCTGGCGACAAACCAAAACCTAAACACACCTGAAAACAACGGCAATATTGATAACATAAATCCGGTTGAATAATGGCGCAGTTAACAATCACACAACTGCCGCAAGCGCAGCCTCTGGCTGGAACTGAGTCTGTTCCCATAAGCCAGAACGGCCTAACGGTTCAAACCACTGTCGCGGCTATTGCTAACTCGCCAACCCAACAGCAGACGTTCATTACTGTTAACCAAGAAGTAACGCTGCCCAACTCTCGTAGATTGCAGGGTGGTACAGGCGTAGGGCTGACGGATACGGGGTCTTTGGGGGCAATCTCAATTACCTTAAACGGCGCGTCTGGAAGCCTCGAAGTCTCAACAAACGGCATTATCGCCAAGACTAGCGGCAATACGGTCGTAGGAAGGACGCTTATAGGCTCTTCTACGGGCGTTACAGTCACGAACGGCGATGGGGTGGCAGGTAACCCTGTCATTGCCCTGAATGGCCCTGTAGGCACGATTAACGGCCTTGGCGGGTCTGGTCTGTTAACGCTGCAAAACGGTACGTCTGTGGGGTCTGTGTCTATTCAAGGCACAGCCAATCAGATTAGCGTTGCCAATAGTAATGGACTATCGGGCAATCCCACGGTGGGACTTGCTGACAATCCTGTGATCCCCGGTGTTGAGGGTATGGTTATTCCTGTAGGAACGACTGCAGAGCGTCCTGTTGGGGTAAATGGTGAGGTTCGTTATAACTCCACTACCGCAAAATTTGAAGGTTATCGGGGCGGTTCTTGGCAAGACTTTGGTGGTGGTGATGGTACTGTTACTTCAGTAAATGTTTCGGGGGGTTCAACAGGGCTAACGACTTCCGGTGGCCCAATCACTACCTCGGGCACAATTACTTTAGATGGCACTCTTGCTATCACTAACGGTGGTACAGGACAGACTTCTGCTCAGGGTGCTATTAATGCGCTGGCTGGATCGGTTGCAAGTGGACAGTACCTGCGTGGCGATGGCACGAATGTTGTCATGTCCACAATTCAAGTCTCTGATGTTCCGCAATTAAATCAAAACACTACTGGGCAGGCTGGTTCTGTTGCTAATGCTGTTACGTTTAATAGCACTGGTGGCGCTGCGGCAGGAACGACTTATAACGGTTCTGTAGCACGCACGATTGATTACAGCTCAGTTGGTGCGCCTAAGGCTGATGGAACTGGCGCTACAGGTACATGGGGCATCAATATCAGTGGCAATGCAGCCACCGCTACTGCCGCAACGAACGTGGCGGATGGTGCTGCAAACCGGATTGTGTATCAGCAGGGCTTTGGATCGACAACTTTTGTTGTTGCCCCAACAGTTACCGATACGTTTCTTAAATGGAACGGCTCGGCGTTTGTTTGGGGCGCGATTGCAGGCGCTGGTACGGTTACATCGGTAGACGTATCGGGTGGCACGACAGGCCTGACGACCTCTGGCGGTCCAATTACATCTTCAGGCAGCATTACCCTTGCTGGTACGTTAAACGTCGCTAACGGCGGTACAGGTACTACGAGTCTGACGGGTTATGTGAAGGGTAATGGCACTTCCGCGATGACTGCGAGTGCCGCGATCCCGAATACCGACATTACTGGCTTGGGCTCGATGTCTACCCAAAGCGCCTCTTCTGTGGCGATTACGGGCGGCTCAATAGACGGCGCAACGATAGGCGGTACGACTCCGGCTGCTGGCACGTTTACGTCGGTTGCGATGACCTCGGGAACAATTACAACCGCCCCGACGAATGGCAACGACATCGTTAACAAGACTTACGCGGATTCAATTGCTGCGGGCATCAATTTCCATCAGGCAGTTAAGTATGCAACGACAGCAGCGCTGCCTGCTTCGACCTACAACAACGGAACATCTGGGGTAGGCGCGACAATTACTGCTAACGCTAATGGTGCGCTGACGGTTGACGGCTATACGTTTACATCGCCTGCGGACAACGGCACTCGGATTCTGGTCAAAAATCAGGCAAATGCAGCCTACAACGGCGTTTATACGCTGACCCAAGCAGGTAATGCCGGTGCGCCATTTATTCTGACCCGTGCGACTGACTTTAATACGCCGGGAACTGGGGTCAATCAAATTGATGCAGGTGACTTCTTCTTGGTCACGGCTGGTACGGCTAACGCCAATACTTCGTGGGTTCAACAGACTCCGCTGCCTATTACGATGGGCACGACGGGAATCGTATTCAGCCAGTTTGGTGCGCCGCTGACTTACAGCGCCGGTACAGGCTTAACCGAATCGCCTGCGTACACATTTAACATAGCGACCACCGGTGTCAGCGCGGCGACTTACGGGTCATCTTCCAGCGTACCTGTGATCGCGGTAAACGCTCAGGGTCAGATCACTACTGCATCAAATTCCTCAATTGCAATCGCTGGTAGTCAGATTACCTCTGGAACCATTGGTAGCAGCTATATCAGCGGCTCATACACTGGGATTACTGGGGTTGGTACGCTGACTGCGGGAACTTGGAACGCGACTACGATCGGTGTAGGGTACGGTGGAACAGGGCTGACAACCTATGCAAATGGCGACCTGATCTACGCCAGCGGAGCGACAACCCTATCGAAGTTGGCGCTAGGCACTTCTGGGCAGGTATTGACTGCTGGGGCATCGGCTCCGCAGTATGTCAATCAATCGACTCTCTCTGTAGGGTCGGCTGCGACTGCGACCACGGCGGGGTCGGTAACCAATGCAGTTACGTTCAATAACGGTGGCGCAGGAGCAGCATCTGGTACTACGTTTGACGGTTCGGCGGCTAGGACGATCAGCTACAACACGATAGGCGCTCCAAGCACATCTGGCACCAACGCTACGGGCACTTGGGGTATTAGCATCAGCGGTAATGCTGCCACGGCGACATCTGCGACATCTGCAACGACAGCGACTACGGCGACTAATATTTCTGGTGGGGCAACTGGCTCTTTGGTTTATCAAAGTGCCGCAAGCACCACAACGACTTTAGCGCTAGGCACAACAAATTTTGTATTGACCGCTGGGGCTTCGGCACCTCAATATGTTGCGCAAAGCACATTGTCGGTAGGATCTGCCACAAACGCAACGAACACAGCAGTTACGGCAAACTCAACTAACGCAACAAATTATCTGACTTTTGTTTCTGCCACTACCGGAAATCTTGGTCAGTTAGTAAACTCAGCTATCACCTGTAACCCAAGCACTGGTGCTATTACAGGCGGCATCTCTGGAGGGACATTCTGATGGCACAGGCAGGCTACACACCCATTTCACTGTACTACAGCACCACGGCTGCGGCAGCACCTACTGCGGGTAACCTCGCCAGTGGGGAATTGGCGATTAACATTACCGATGGAAAGCTGTTTTACAAGGATAACGCGAATGCGGTGCAGGTGATCGGTTGGAAGACGGTTCCCGTCAGCGCTGGTGGGACTGGACTAACCAGTACCCCAACCAATGGTCAGCTAGATATTGGCAATGGCACTGGGTTTACTAGAGCCACACTTACTGCTGGCTCTGGTGTTTCCATTACAAATGGCAGTGGATCAATCACAATTGCCGCAACAGGTAGCGGCGGTACGGTCACAAGTGTTTCTGTAGTTTCTGCAAATGGTCTGGCAGGCTCGGTTGCAAACGCAACTACTACCCCTGCAATCACTCTTAGTACCTCAATTACGGGCGTTCTAAAGGGTAACGGCACGGCTATTTCTGCCGCAGTATCAGGAACTGATTACGCACCAGCCACATCCGGCACTTCAATTTTGTATGGAAATGGTTCTGGTGGGTTTAGCAATGTGACGATTGGCACTGGCTTAACATTTGCAGCAGGAACGCTTACTGCCACAGCCACTTCATCAACTTCAATCGGCTTGGTTCGTGCCATCGCCATTAACTGCATTCTTCCTTAAGGAGTAAATTATGCCAGCAAATACTAGCCCCATTTATTCGATTACCGGTGATGTTCAATCGGTAGCGCAAAACAATACGGGTCTTATCGTAGGCCCAAGCGCTAACACCGCACTGGATGGTACAGGCGCGAACATCTACAAGCTATTCACAGCAGGCGCTAATGGTAGCTACATCCAGAAGATTCGCTTTCGTCCTGTAGGATCACCTGCCGCGACTGTGTGCCGTGTGTTTGTGTCTAGCAGCACAACTACTAATGCCACGAACACTTGGTTGTACGACGAGATTACACTGCCTGCGGTGACGCTATCTCAGACAGCGGCATCTTCAGTGTTTGAGCTGCCAATTAACTTTGCGCTGAACGCCAACTATCTGCTGTATGTGACCTTCGGTACATCGACTGGTTCGGCTGGTACTGGTTACTCGGTCGTTTGCGTAGCAGGGGACTACTAATATGTGGCGCGATACTGATAGCTGGTTTTTGCTTCAGTTCTCAGACGGTTCTGATGGATATGCGCATTTGGATTCGTCAGGATCGTACATAGGCGTTTATCGTGCTGACGGTACGCCTTTGGGTGAAGAGAATGTGGAGTACACCTGCGTAAACGATAACGCTGCCGCACCTAGTTGGTATGTGCCACAGGAGTAAATATGCTTGATGTCTTTAACATCGCTAAGCCGCAGAATTGTGATATTCAAAATTTTTATGGTTTTGGAAATCAGGGCACAATTACCGACAGAAATTACATGACTTGGAATAAACCTCGCGGGGTAAGCCATGTTTATATGCTTTTAATTGGCGGGGGTGGAAACGGAAATGGAACTTTTGGTGGTGGATGCGGAGCTGTTACCGTTTGGTACGGGGCGGCGCAAAATGTTCCTGACTCATTGGCAATTTATGTGCGCGGAGCTAATTCAAATGGTTATGAGACAGTAGTAGCATATAGGTCATCTAGTGGGTTAGTAAGTCTTTTAACTGCCAATTCATCGAGCTCCACTAGCGGCGCCAATTTGTCCCCTGCAACTTCATTTGCCTCATCTGGTTTTTACAAAAGCACGGATGGTATAGCTGGCGTTAGTGGTAATGCAACTCCATCGGCAACAACTTTTTTGTCTTCGGGAACTACAACTGCAACAGTGACGGCAAACTATGGTTATGGTTATACGAGTAGTACCAGATTAGGTTATTTTATTTTTCAACCAATTATTGTAGGTGTAGCTTCTGGCGACAACAGCTCTGATCGCACTGCTATAGGTTGCGGAGGATCAGGAAACTCAACTGTGGGTGGACCCGGTTTTGCATTGATTGCGAGTTGGTAATATGAGCTACCCAATAAATTACCCAACGCCGCAGGGCGCAAACATCCAAATATTCAATGTAGGCGGAGCAACGTCCGATTGGGTCAAGCCCCAAGGTGCGTCGTTTGTTTGGTTCACTTTGATAGGCGCTGGTGGCGCTGGTGGTCGTGGCGCTGGCAACGGAACGGCAGACGGTGGCGGTGGCGGTTCTGGCGCGGTAACGAATTGTATGGTTCCAGCGTTTTTAATACCAGACGTTCTTCAGGTTTCCGTTGGACGGGGCGGCATTGATGGTCAAGGTGCAGCGACGTCCGATGGCACAGATACGACCGTAAATTACGTGTCAAAATCCACCTACTTATTATTGCAGGCATCAGCTGGTAAATCAGGTACAAATGGTGTTCAATCAACCGCCGGAAGTGGTGGCCCGGGTGGTGCTGCATCTGCATCTAATTATTTTTCCTGCATGGGGTTGTTCCAGTCGGTGGCTGGTCAGATCGGTGACAGTGGAGCGCTTGATACTGTAAGTGGTACGACATTTCTTAGCGGTGGGAATGCCACATCGACTCGGACTAGTAATTATGGTTACTCAGTTCCGCAAAATACGAACGGTTATTTTCAGTTCCAGCCCATAATCGTAGGCGTTGGAGCGCCCACATCTACTTTTGCCTCTACGGGAGCAAATAATCCATCTAGAACCAGTACAAGTCATTTTGGTTGTGGTGGTGGTGGTGGAACGGGTAGTGGTACAGGCAACCTCACCTACGGGTCAAGAGGCGGTGATGGCCTCGTAGTAATAATCACATGGTGACGCGATGCTAGACGTATTCAATTTTCCTTCTCCGCAGCAAAGCAATTACCAAGAATTTTATGGTGGCGGATCTACACGCGATTGGGTCAAGCCTCGCGGCGCGTCAATGGTAAGGATGTTATTGATTGGCGCTGGCGGTGGTGGTTCTGGTGGTGGTGTAGGCACAACAAGCGGTTGTAATGGGGGAGGTTCGGGGGCTGTTACAGAGTGGATAGGCCCAGCTATTTTTATTCCAGATATATTGCGCGTGTCTTTAGGAGCGGGTGGCGCTGGTGGCGCTGGATCATCAACATCAACGCCAAATGCAGGCGCGAGTGGTAGTAATAGTTCTGTTATATACCAACAAAAAGATGGTACTGGTTATACGTTATTAACAGCAAATGGTGGCGGAGGGGGTAGTGCTACTACTGTTGTTGGCGCTGGGGGTGTTGTTTTTGCAAATAATTTTTTTGGCGCGTGTGGAATATTTTCTTCAACGGCGGGGCAAGATGGCACAAGAAACGCAAACCAAACCGGATCTGCAACTATTTTTTTAACTGGCGGCGCTAGTGGAGCTTCAACGACAGGAACCACTGGATATTCTAACGCCCCAAATTACAGCTACCCAAGTATTTCTGGCGGAGTTGGAATAACGGGTGGAAATGGTGTAGCTGGTTATTTTATTGCGTCTCCAATAATGGTTGGCGTTGGTGGTTCTGGCGGCGGTGGAAATAGTACGGCTGCTGGGGGAAGCGGCGGAAGCGGCGGCACTGGCTGTGGCGGCGGTGGTGGTGGTAGAGGAACAACTATTGGCGGCGCTGGTGGTCGCGGCGGTGATGGTGCTGTATTTATTTGGTCGTGGTAACTAGGATGTGGACCCGCTCACCCTTCTAGCCGCTGCTAACGCTGCTGTTGCCGCAGTTAAGAAAGGATGCCAACTTTACAAAGAAATTAAAGGTGCGGCAGGTGAAGTTAGCGGTGTTTTAAAAGACTTAAAGGAGCAGTACGACAAAGTAACAGGCGGTAACCCGACTCCAGCGCAGAAACAGCAGTACCACGCGGAAGTACAGCGTGTGCAGGAAATAGCCAAGACTGATCCGGCAGATGTGTATACCGACATAGGCAATCAGCTAGGTACGTTGATGGATGCTTATGATGCAATCCACAAGGCGTTGCAGAAGGAAGAGCTAGAAGCCAAGCAAGTGTACAGGGGTGATGAGAGTATCGGGCGACGGGCGTTAAGACGGATTCTGATTACGACAAGGCTAGATGCGATGTTGGCAGAGATTCGAGAGACGATGGTGTACAAAGCCCCGCCGGAGTTGGGTAGTCTGTGGAGCAAGTTTGAAGAGATGTGGCAGCGCATAGTCGCTGAACAGGAGGTAGCCCACGCGGAGGAACTGAGGTTAGCTCAGATAGCAAGATGGCGACGCAAAAGAAAAATAGCGGAACTCAGGGCAAAAGCGGTGTGGGGTTTGGCAGTAATTTTCGTAGTAATTTGGGCGGGGTTTCTAATGTGGCTGACAACGAGAAGCGCAATCCAGAGGACGTACCTTGGTCACTTATCGTGGTAGTGCTGGCTGTGCTACTGATGTTTTTTATTGTGATGCCGGTGTTAGCTTTTATGTACTACGACATGTATTACGCAACCCAAGCAGCGGTGCATGAAGTCAGGAAGATGCGAGAGCTACGCAAAGAGATACAGATTGAACGGATGTACGGACAATAAGGAGCGGTGATGCTGACACTTATTTCTACTATCGGCGGCTACATAGTCGCTCTTTTTCCAAGACTGTTTGACATGCTGCAAGACCGTGCGGACAAGAAGCACGAGCTAGACATCCTGCACATGCAAATGCAGCAGCAAATTCGATTGACAGACAAAGGTTACTCACCGGCAGACAAGACTGAGGAAGTTCGAGAGAACGACGAGCAAGATCATCAACAATACATGGCTCAGATTGGTGCCATCTACAACAATCAAGAGAAACTGCTGGAGTCCTCTTCCCAGTGGGTCAAAGACATGACTGCGGCTACTCGTCCGTTCGTCACGTTCATCTTCGTGCTTGAGCTGGTGCTGATCAACCTGCTGACCATGCTGTGGATATTTATACACGGCGACAAGGTGACATCGATTGATGAGTTGATTCAGATCATGGAGATTGTGTTCGACGCTGATGAGATGGCGCTCTTGGGTACGATCATCGCTATGTGGTTCGGTTCCCGTGGTAACTCGAAGGCTGGTAAATGAAACTGCCAGTTGCCACAATTGCAATGATTAAACACCATGAAGGTGTGAAATATAAGCCGTATAAGTGTCCGGCTAAGTTGTGGACTGTTGGGGTGGGGCATGTGCTTTACCCTGAGCAGGGCAAGATGCCGATAGATCAACGTGACAAGTTTGCTTTGAAACCGGAGGACTCCCGTGTATTTAGCAAAGAGGAAGTTGATTCGATCCTTGAGAAAGACCTACAGCGTTTTGTCGTTGGTGTTCTTCGTTACTGTCCTGACAATCTTAACGAAAATCGCTTGGGAGCGTTGGTCAGCTTTGCATTCAATGTTGGGCTAGGCACTCTTCAGCGGTCTACTCTGCGGCAGAAGCATAACCGTGGGGATTTTGAGGGTGCTAAGCAGGAGTTCCTGAAGTTCACCAAGGCTGGCGGCAAGGTATTGCCGGGGCTGGTAAAGCGCAGGAATGACGAAATAGCGTTGTATTTTGCGGAGCCTAAGTGAACCCCTATCTTATTCTTGCGGGCGTCCTAGCGGTCGTTTTAGCGGCTTCTGGGGGCTATTTTAAGGGGCAGAGCGATGGTGAGGCGGCTGTACATGCAGAATGGGATGCGGAGCGCCTAAAGCAGCACGAAGCCCACGCTAAAGCCCTTCAGGAGGCCGTAGAACGGCAGCAGCAGCTTCAGATGGGTGCAGACAAGCTAAGACAGGAGAAAGACCGTGAAACGCGTGATTTGGTTGCTCGTAATACCGCTTTGGCTAACAGCCTGCGCAACAGGCCGGAGCGCCCCACCCAAACCAGTGCCGTGTCCAATCCCTCCGGCGCTGGATCAAGTGCCTGTACCGCCAGAGAGCTTTACCGAGAGGATAGCGAGGTGGTTGTCGGGATCGCTAGAGAAGCCGACGAAATCAGAATCGCCCTCAAACAGTGCTACGCCCAATACAACGAAGTGAGGCAGAGCTATGAGCAGCGCCGTTAAGTCTGATCCGGCTAAGTGGAAGCGTATTGTTGCCTCCGTGAAAGCCTCTGGTAAGGGGGGTGATCCGGGGGAATGGAGCGCCCGCAAAGCTCAGTTAGCAACGCAGAAATATAAAGCCTCGGGAGGGGGTTACAAAGGCGCAAAAAAGGCCGATAATTCACTTGCAAAGTGGACAAAAGAAGACTGGGGCACAAAGTCTGGTAAGCCGTCCACACAAGGTTCCGAGGCGACAGGCGAACGATATTTGCCGAAACAAGCCCGAGAAAAATTAACTCCTGCCGAGTACGGTGCTACGACCCGTGCCAAGAGAGAGGGTACACGACAAGGCAAACAATTCGTCCCGCAGCCTGAATCTATCAAGAAAAAGGTGTGGTAATGACGACAGCAGCCGTAATGACGTATTCGAGCTTGGTAGCCGACATATCAAGCTATCTAGAGCGTACCGACCAAGCGACGCTGGAAAAGATTCCGACTTTCATCATGCTGGCAGAGCAGGTGATTGCTGCGGAGATTAAGTTTCTCGGCAACCTAACGCCGATGACATCTACCCTTGTAGCTAATCAGGCGGTCATAGACAAGCCTGCACGGTGGCACAAGACTGTATCTATGAACGTGACCGTAGCGGGCGTCAGACAGCCTGTATTCCTGCGCAAATACGAATATCTGCGTGAGTATTGGCCTGACCCTACAGACACAGGTGCTCCGAGATACTACGCAGATTACGACTACACCCACTGGTTAATCGCTCCCACCCCTGATGTTGCTTACAACTTTGAGGTGCTGTACTACGAGCGTATCCAGCCGCTAGATTCCTCGAACCAGACGAACTGGTTCACGATTTATGCACCGCAGGCGTTGCTGTATGGATCGTTACTCCAAGCAATGCCATTCCTCAAGAACGACGAGCGCATACCGATGTGGCAGGCTCAGTACGACAAGATCATGCAGGTCTTGAAGGCTGAAGACATCCAGCGTATGGGTGACCGTCAAGCCGTTGCATTGGATAGTTAATCATGAGCTACAACAGTCCTTTTACTGGGCAGGTAATTCAACCAACGGATGTTTCTTTCCGTGCGGTAACTTTATCTGCGAATACGCAGCTTCAATGGCCTATCAACGGTAACGCTACGGATGACTACGCGGCTCGGATTATGAATGTCACGGCGACGACTTCGAGTTTGTCGCTGTACATGCCGCCTGCTAATCAGACCTCTGTAGGTAACGATGCTTTAATCCGTAACGTAGGGTCAAACACGTTCACCGTTAAGACTTACGACAACGCTGGCACGATCATCTCGGTTGCAGCGGGTGAGACAAAGTACATCTACATCACGACTAACCCTGATGAAGCGGGTACGTGGGGTGTTATCTCGTTTGGTGTTGGCTCTTCGAATGCCGATGCTAATACGTTGGCTGGCTACGGTTTACTGGCTTCTGGCGTCACGTTAAATCAGTCGCACCCTGTTACCACATTTAGTAACAACTCAACGGCTACAGCGGCTTACAGAGCGCAGACGTATGTTTGGAATGGTGGCGCTGGTACGCTAACTTTAGATACGGTCAGCAATCTTGGCAACAACTGGTTTGTGATGCTGAGAAACGCTGGAACTGGAGCTTTAACGGTAGCGGCTCAAGGTGGCACATTAATTAATGGGTCATCGTCGATCATCATGCAGCCGACGGACTCTGCGATTGTTGTCTGCTCTGGTACGGCTTTCTACACAGTGGGTTTGGGTAAGTCTACGCAGTTCAACTTTACTCAGTTGACGAAAGACGTATCCGCAGGCGGCACATTCACGCTGACTACTACCGAAGCCTCGAACGTCATTCAGAAATACACAGGAACATTAGCGGGTAACGCGACGGTTATTGTTCCTCCGACGGTTCAGGTTTACTACATTATTAACGAGGCTGTAGGTGGCCCAAGTAACTACACCGTCACGCTTTCTACTGGTTTAGGAAACACCGTTTCAATAAGTCAGGGGCAGAGCTCTATCGTTGTTTGCGATTCTGTAAACCTAATCGCGGCTGTAACCGTATCAGTGGGTTTGACAACCGTTTCTCTTCCTGATGGCGCAGTAGCAGCGCCACCGCTTAATTTTGCTAACGAAGTTAGTACGGGTATCTATCGAAATGCTTCTGGAGAGTTTAATACTGCCATTCTTGGGGTAAAAAGATCAACTTTAAGCGCCACTGGATTAGCTATTGTTGGCGGTGTATCTGGCACCACTGGAACATTCACTAGCGGTATCTCGGGCGGGACGTTTGTATGACCTCTAAGGTTTTTACGCTCGACACCCAGCCGGGTATTCAAAGAGACGGTACGTTCTTTGACAAAAACTTCTACGTCGATGGTCGTTGGGTAAGATTTCAACGTGGACGTCCTCGTAAGATTGCGGGCTATCGCGCTATGACCAACGAAATAAAAGGTCTTTCTCGTGGTATTTATGTCAATTCTGAGGATGGATTTAACCGTATCTACAGCGGTTATTCTGCGGGTCTAGAGACTTTTTTAGTCGATAACAACGGCATTGGTGCTGGTTTGACGCCATTTACATTTGGCGGATCAATACTCACTTTAGGAACACTTACTGGTGGATCTTCATACACTAACGGCACCTATACAAATATTAGCCTTACTGGCGGTACTGGTACTGGCGCTAAAGCAACGATAGTTGTGTCTGGTAATGCCGTCACGACTGTCACTATTACAACAAGCGGGACTTCTTATTCGGTTGGCGATTCTTTGAGTGCGCCAGCTTCAGCTATTGGTGGCACAGGTTCTGGGTTTTCGGTAAAAGTTGCGACAGTTCAATCAGGATTTACCGCAAGCAGCCTAAACCTCTGGCAGTTTGATGCTATGTACGATGCGGCGGGGTCTCAGAACACCCTGCTATTTGCGCATTCGGGTCAAAACTTGGCACAGATTGATAGCACTGCAATCACCCCTGTCTTAAGTGGGTCGGTATTGGGTTCTGTTATGACCCCATTAAAAGACATAAATGGAGCCGCGCCTACAGGTAATGTGATTGAGGTTTCCGGTGGGGTAGTCGTTCTTCATCCTTACGTGTTTGTCTATGGGGATAACGGCCTGATTAAGAACTCAGCGGCGGGTGATCCGTTTGATTGGAACAGCGCTGAGTCTAATGAGGTCTCAGCAGCCTCTACAAAGATCGTGAAGGGCTTGCCTGTTCGAGGTGGATCTAACTCCCCATCGGGCTTATTTTGGTCGCTAGATTCGTTGATTAGGGTGTCCTATGCGCCTCAGTCACTAGGTGTGGCTGGGAGTCAGAACTGGGCACCTGCTACCTATTGGCGCTATGACACCATTTCTACGCAAAGTTCTATTCTTTCTTCTCAGTCTGTTATTGAATATGACGGTATTTATTACTGGGCTGGGGTTGATAGATTTCTCCTATATAACGGGGTAGTCAAAGAGATTCCCAACTCGATGAACCAAAACTACTTTTTTGACAATCTGAACTATGCTCAAAGACAGAAAGTTTGGGCGACTAAAGTTCCCAGATATGGCGAGATTTGGTGGTTCTATCCTCACGGGGATTCGGAAGAGTGCAATAACTGCATCATCTACAACGTCCGTGAAAACACTTGGTATGACGGTGGATTTAGTCCGGGCGCGGCTAGATCGGCTGGTTACTTTTCTCAAGTGTTCCGCTTCCCTGTCAATGCAGGCACTAACCTGACAACTCAGCAGCCGGTGTTTAGTTCGTCAATTAGTACGACAAACGGAAGCGCTGATATTCAAATGGCAAACACAAACCAGATTGCTTTGAATCAGGTTGTAGTCGCTACGGGGGTTCAAACGGGGTCATATGTCATAGCTATAGCTCCAAGTGCTACGCCGGGAAACATTAAAGTAACGCTTTCAAAGAATGCAACGGCAACCGCTACTGTAACCGCCGTATTTAATACGATGGCAGGTTTATCTACGATTTGGCAGCATGAAACGGGTACAGATGCCGTTAATGGAGATAACTTTGTAGCGATTGAGAGCTACTTTGAAACATCGGACTTAGGCTGGGTGGCGGGTGGTCCTGCCCAGTCTCCGCAGTTCCCCGGCGGTGGCGTGGGCGAGAACAAGTGGCTGCATGTTGAGCGGATTGAGCCTGACTTTGTCCAAAACGGGGAAATGTACGTACAAGTCATAGGTAGGCCTTATGCCCAAGTAGACGATGTTTACTCACAGCCATACGTTTTTGATCCGAATACTGGCAAGATTGATATGCGTGAGCAGAGAAGGCTGGGGCGGTTCAGGTTTGGTAGCAACGTGACTGGTGGCAACTACCAAATGGGTCGCGTCTTAGTTAACGCTAACTTTGGTGATGTTCGCGGTTATGGCTGATATTGCGCTTGTTTACGATCCGCGTTATCACACTTGGGAGTCTTGGGCTTCCTTGATGGTCGAGGCTTACGCAGGTCAGCAGTTAGCTATTCCTGATGGTGAGGCTGACTGGAAGCCTTGGGCAGCGTCTTTAAAGGCGATTGACGTATTTAGTAACGAGGCCATTCCCGGCCCTTACGTGTTCGATAACTGGCAAGACTGGGCGGCTGCGTTAGTAAACGCAATAAATGTAAACCCTTATCCTCCGTTGAAATAATGCCTCTAACAAGATCCGACGTTAATTACGTCTACCAAAGCTATCTAGGGCGCGACCCAGATGAGGGGGCTATTGCCGACCTCGTAGGGCAGGATATTGATCGTTCGCAGCTTGTTAGCACGATTACAAGTTCAGACGAGTACAAGAGCCTAACCCCAGAAGATCAGATTACTCGGCAGTTCCAGAACGTCTTAGGTCGAGGCCCAAGCGAGAGTGAAATGCAGCGCATCCAGTCGATGGATGACTATTTCAACTATGAGCCGATGACGATGGGCTCAAGAGAGCAAGCCCAACGTCTGGACTTTAAACCGTCGGTTCTGCGTAACGATTTGATGAAGTTGCCAGAAGCCAATTTAGTCCGAGTCTACAAGAACTACCTTGGTCGGTTACCAGATGAAGAGGCGTACCGAAACTACTTAACGCAGTTTGAAGCCGAGCCCCCTAAAGGTCAGGATGTAATGGGGCAGCAGTCTCGTCGTGAGCAGAAGTTAGTCGATACTAACTACGACTTCAAGATGGATCCTAAGCGGATCGAAGAAGTGGGTTGGTCGCCAGAGGCTCAGCAGTACATCAACTCAAAGTTTGATGAGCAGGCGCGTGCTTATGCCGCTGAGAGGGGCATAGAGCTGCCTGACGACTTTTCTGCGTTAGCTCAGCTAAGAAACCCTTACCAAGACAATCGGGCTGGCATGGAGGGTTTAAACCTCATGAAGCCGATCGCCTTTGAATCTGGCATCTTTGGCGGCGACAGCCCGTCTGAATATGATGTTCATTCAGGCGCTGACCTGTACGACATCCCTGTAACTGCGATGTGGTTCTCTAAGGCGGGAACAGCGGCGTTTACGGATGAAGAAAAAGCTAAACGGATGGTTGAGTTGTACGGCCCTGCGGCTGCGGTTGAGGCTTATGCCAAAGATCCTGCGGGGTTTATGAAAGATGCTGCTGCTGGGGTTTATGTCAATAACTGGTTAGAGCAGAACATCGACCCCGGCGTGACTGAATCTGGGGCGAACAAAGACAAGTTAGCGGCTTTAGCTCAGCGGTACAAAGACATTTCAAATCGGGCGATTGAATTAGGGGCAGACCCTAATGACATAGCGAACGTAACCGCTAAGAAGGTAGACAAAGTCGCTGGTGACTACCAGACGTACTACAACCACACTCATGACAATACGTTCATGAAGTTCCTGCTGGCTGCAGGCGGCGTGATGTTAGGGGCGTATGGTTTAAGCCAAGTCTTAGGGGGCGCAGGAGCTGCGGGGGCTGGAGGAACGCTAGGCTCACTAGGCCCGACGTATAACTTTGCGGCTGGCGCTACGCCTGCGGCTTGGAATCAGGCGGTATTTGGAACCTCGGTTGGAACTGGAGCCGCTGGATTTCCTATATCCGTAGGCGCGGCAACGCCGGGATATGCTGGCACTACGATTCCGACAAATATCTTTTCAACGCCTACGATGCCGGGACTACCCGCAGGCGGTGGCACTGAAATGTTGGGCGGCGGATTGAAGATGCCAACGGTTCCGGGCGGGGCTGGAAGTGGTGCTGGTGGCTTAAAGATACCTCCAAACCAAGGTTTGGCTCCTAACATTGGGTCTAAGATAGGCGCTGGTGCCGAGCAGATTGGCAAAGGGATGGTAGGCATTAAAGCGCCAGAGTGGTATCTCCCGAGTACGCCAACGGGCGGCACATCTCTCATCGACAAAGCCAAAGATGTTTTGGGTAAAGCCAAAGACTTGTCTGACATAGTTTCAGGCGGTCAACAACAGCAACAACAGCCTCAAGGCGGGTTAAGAAGAGGTTTAACTGTTGCCGATATTTTCCCGCAAACAAATATAATGATTCCAATTGAAAAATGGATTGAAATGACCACTCCCAGACGAACATTTGTCGGCGGATTGGGCGCACTAAGGGGTTCAACATGAAACGTGGCGCACTTGTACACATGGCTGGCGGCGGAGATGCAGAAGACGCCGTCAAACAAATTTATATAGAGCAACTAGGGCGAGAACCTGATGAGGCTGGACTTAATTTTTATAAAAACGAGCTTTCCTCTGGCAGCAAAACTCCACAACGAATTGCCGAAGAAATAGACCGCTCAACTGAAGGATATAACTACGACGTTCAAAACGTCGTTTCTGCTTATCGAAAAAATTTTGGTAGAGACCCAGATCAAGCTGGAGCTCAGTATTGGCTTGGTAAAGAAGATGTTGAGTTAAAAAACTCAAAAGAGCTTGCAGATGCCATCAAAGGAGGCGCCGCTGGCGTTGATGTTGAAGCGATTAAAAATAATCCTCAAGGTTTTTTAAACATTACAAGTGAGGCGCTTCGAGCAGATCCATATTCTGGAATGTATGCGGTAGACAATCCATATATTTTTGATGAACCTGTTTCTTCAACAGGCAAAAAAACAAAAACCGCAATTGAAAAAGCTAAAGCCACGCCAAATGTTTCTCAAACTGCGGCTGGGCAATATATACAATTTGTAAATCCTATTACGGAGCAGCCTGCATATAGTGGCTATACACCGGACGGGAAGTTTAAGGTTTTTGCTGGAAATGATGTATTGCAGCCTGACAGGGTTAGGCAAGCGGTAAATCTTGCACAAGAGTCTGGCGCGTTAGGAAAAAAAGATGCAGACAAAATTTTGCAGGCAATTTCTAGCCCTGAGCAATTTAGAGCAATTACCGGCAGCAAAGACCCCAAAGCAAACACGCTGTATTCGCTTTTAGCAAATCCAAAGGCTTCCGTAGTTTTGGATACGCTTGGCGTGCAAGTTGGTGAAGACGCGGATGCATCTCTTGCGATGGCAGAATCTGCTGCCCGTCAAAAAATTGTAGATAAAGCAAGGCTCACAACAGGAAAAAATATTAATCCATCGACACTTTTACAAGAAGAAGTGGCGAAAGAATTGGGCATCAAGTTTCCTTTTACTCAGAAAAATTTAACAATTGACCCATTAACTGGGAAGCCAATCCGCACATTTATGACTGCGGATGACATAAAAAATAATTTATTTACACAACTTCAAATTCCAATTGATCAAGAATTAAAAAATATTTTTACTTCTGGATTGGGGTTTTACAATCCAAACACTGTACAGCCTGACCAAGTAAAGCCACCTCCGCCTCCTGATGTTGTTGGAACTGTTGGGGACTTCCGTGGGTTGGCCTTTCCACAGGAGCGTCCGACTACTATTGGTGAAACGCCTGCAATGCTGGGGTTCCAGCCATACACAATAACTCAAGCAGGATCGGGTCAACAAAAGACTACTGAGCCGCAACCGTTTATTCCGACAAGTAACTCTACAGTTGATCCTTTGACTGGGGCTTTGCTCGGATCAGTCATATCATCTTTTTTGCCGGGTGCTCAAAATAATACGTTTTCTGCGATTGGTGACATTTTGGGAGGGGCAACAAAAGTTGCATCTCAAGGCTTTTCGGATGTTGGCGGCGGCATTAAAAATATATTGTCAAAAAACGGTGGTCTTGCGACCCCTTTAATGAAAGAGGGCGGTATGGTTCCCCATTTTGCTGACGGTGGTTTTTCTCAAATCACTTCTGGTTTAGATACATTGCTTGGATCTACGCCAGTTCGAGGTGCCTTGTTTGGTGCACTGATTAGCCAATTACTTAATGCTCAGGCGCAGTCTCAGGCGGCGAACGCCTACAAGGGCATTGATATGTCTAAAGTAGGTGTTATTCCTCCAAGGACAACGATGGTAGGCCCTGCAAGGTTTGCTCCATACCGTCAGTATGCGTCGCTACCAGAGATTCCCTCAGCGGTTAGCAGCCCAATCAATGTAGGAGCTCTGAGAGCCAGTCAAACCCCGATGACGAGCTTCACGCCGACTGAAGGCATGGTTAACCCTCTAGCGCGCCCCCTGAATACCATCATGCCAACGCCTATGGCTGACGGTGGTGCTGCCTACTACACTTATGGTCAGAGTGTTGACCCATTGGATTACCTTGGTAATGAGAACGGCATGGCTTATGGTGGACTAGCTCATGGTGGCGTACATCATGCTGATAACGCCCCTATCGTTCAAGGCCGCAAAGACTACCGTCAGGGTTCAGCAGTAACAGGGCCGGGAGATGGTCAATCGGATGACATCCCTGCGATGTTAGCGGACGGCGAATATGTATTTGATGCAGACACCGTCGCTCAATTAGGTAATGGTTCTACAAAGGCTGGGTCACAGATGCTAGACAAATTCCGCGAAGAAATTAGACAACATAAGCGGTCGGCTCCTGTGAATAAGATACCGCCACCGAGTAAGAGTCCGTTAGCTTATCTAGCAGCGGCACAGAAGAAGATGAAAGGAGCAAGCCGTGCCTAAAAGAGGTGCCAGATATGAAGCCATGCAAAAAGGCGAAACGCATTACTTCACTGGCGTTCCTTGTAAGTATGGGCATGTTTCTTTAAGGCACGTAAAATGTAAATCTTGTTTGGCCTGTAGAGCGTTGAAGTCACAAAAACAAAGGGATCAAGAATCGGAAGAGGAAAAGCAAAACAGAAGAAAGCGATCAAAGGACTGGTTTGTAAATAAAAAATACATGAGGTCTTTTTATGAATCAAAATATCAACAAGCAAAATTGCAAAGAACGCCAAAGTGGCTCTCAAAAAACGACTTGTGGATGATAAAAGAAATTTATGACTTGGCTTCTTTAAGAACAAAAATGACAGGGTTTTTGTGGCACGTTGATCACATAATTCCAGTTAGAGGAAAAAATGTTTCTGGCCTTCACGTTCCATCAAATCTTCAAGTAATTCCTTGGATTGAGAATGTGAAAAAATGCAATAAATTTGATGGAGCCTAAAAATGGCAGATATATTTCAAGGTGCGCCCCTACCGGCAACCGTTGCAACAACAACTGACGCTACTTCTGCGCCTGAGTTCTATACTAACTATCTGCAGGATATTGCCAATCTTGGCACGGCAGGCATCCAGCAGGGGGGTGTTGCAGGCTTTAGTCCGCTACAGGCTCAAGCACTGTCTTTGGCTCCTGAAGTGGCGTTTGCTGGATCAGGAACTGCAGGCACAGGTCAGCAGTATTTAACTGCTGCTGGCGCGACTCCATCATCTGCGCTGGTCGGTCAATATATGGATCCCTACATGCAAAATGTAGTGAGCGAGATGAGTCGTCTGCAGCAGCGTGGTATCCAAGAGAACGTATTGCCGAACCTTCGAGCTGGTGCAGCAGGTACAGGTCAGTTCGGAAGCCAGAGAGCTGCACAGGTCACGGGACAGACTTTAAGAGACCTACAAGCTGATTTATTGGGTAAACAATATACCGCTTTGTCAGAAGGCTATAAAAATGCTTTATCAACGGCTGGTTCTGACTTAAATCGGCAAGCGCTGGCTGGTCAGTCTTTAGGTGCTTTAGGTGAGGCTCAGCAGCGTATTGGTCGAGAAGGGCTAAAGACTATGTTTGATCTTGGCACGGAAGAACAAAAGTTGGGCCAAAAGGTTTTAGACCAACCCTTGTTAAACGCTCAAACTTTTGCCAAGTTAATGCAGGGCTATGCAATCCCCACGACTGCGACTAAACAAGTAGTCGGCTCTACCGGTTACGCGACAAGCCCGCTGGCTCAGATAACTGGCTTGTTAGCGGCGTTAGGTTCGTTTGGCGGTCAGGGCGGAACTACTACTAGTGGCGGTAGCGGCAACTTGTTAGGTAGTTTATTGGGTTTAATTGGCACCGGCGACAGCTTAGGCCCAACTTACGACTTTACTGGTGGCGCACGGCCTGTTGGTAAAGCCGATGGCGGCATGGTTTCTCCTGAAGTTGCTTATACCGATATTGATGGCAATATGTACGATGCTAACGGAACAATGGTGGGGTAAATCATGGCTGATGAAATGACACCGGAGCAACCTCAACAGTCTCCAACAGGGCTGTCTCAGGCTTACCTTGAGTCTGTTATGGCGCGTAAGGAAGAGGCTGAGCGCCAGATGCAGAAGCTGATGGACGCTTTAAATGTTCGCAAGAACATGCCGTTTGACCCTGTTCTTATGCGGGTAGCGGGTGCCTTGTTGCAGCCTACAAAGACAGGTTCATTTGGCGAATCTTTAGGTTATGCCACGACTGCCGCCGCCGAAGAAGGCGAAAAGCAGGCAATGCGTGGGATTGATCTTGCCAAGCTCGAGTTTGAGTTAGGCCAGAAGAAGCTAGAGCAGCAAAAAGCTATGGACGCCTTGAAGTTGCGTCAGCAGTTCTTTGGCGGTAAGCCTGCAGCTCCAACAGCTCCGGCAGCAGCTCCAGTAGCCGCCCAACCATTAACCGAAGTTCCTCAGGCTTCAACGCCTGCAGCACCTGCGGTATTGCCAGAAGCTGCGCCGCCTGCTGCGGCCCCTGCTGCAGCCCCTGTTGGGTTCCAGCGTCGGATGCCGACAGGTATGGATGCTTTGCTGATGATGGAGAGTGATCCTGAGTTATACAAATTACTCTCCGAGGAAGATAAACGCGCTTTGGAAGAGGCGAAGTTAGGTCTTCAGCAGCGCGAGGTAGAGTCTAAAGAGCGTGTAACCATTGAAAGTGGCGGCGTAAAGGTTTCGGTGCCTAAGATAGACGCTGATCGCATGTCTAATGCAATTGAAAAGAAGGACTATAAAACGGCTCAGAGATTATATGAAAAGTACGCTTTGCCCTTCCCATTCGTCAAAGAAGGTGAGAACTATCGCTTAAAAACACCGGCTGAAGCGGCAGAAGAAATTGAAGTAGCTAAAGGCATTGAAACAAAGCCGTACTTTATTCCTGAAGTTGGCGGCACTGTTGCAATGCTGCCAAGAGACTTTAAGGCTTATCGCGAAGCTGTTAAAGAAAACAAAGGCGAAGAGTGGGTTGATAAAAACCTTCGTAGAAAACCTGTAGGTGGTGAGCCTACAAAGGCTGAAGCAAAGCCATTCTTGACTGAAGAAGAGCGCGTCGCAGAACAGAAACGTCGTGAGCGTATTGCTGAAGAAAAAGCCAAGTCTGAAGTTAAGTCGCGTGACGAGATAATCTCAAACGCTAAGACTGCGATGGTTATTGAGAAGCCTGCAACCCAAATCTTCAAGATTGCTTCCGATCCAGTTAAAAGTAAGGCGCTTGGCCTGTTAGAGAACCCTGATGTATTCAGTGCTGTTGCTGGTGTAACTGCAGATGGAGTCCAAATCGGCCCATTTAGAATGGGCATTCCTGCTGTCCGTGAAGCTGTGGCAAAAGTCACTGGTGACCCTAAAGAACGCGAGCAAATTCTTAATGCTCTGCAGATGCTGTCTCGTAACTACTCAGAGATTGAACTGAACTTCACCCGGCTGTATCTAAAGGGTGAGGGTGCGGTTACTGAGGGTGAGCGTGCAATCGTTCGTCAAGTCTCTGGCGGTGTGGGTAACCGCCGTACTGTGGCTCTGGCTCAGACTGAGACTTTATTGCAGCGTGCTGCGTTTGATAAGGCAGTGAAGACTGAGCTCTTGCGGTGGGAGAAGGCTAACCCCAACAAGTCGATTGATGAGTTCACCGAGTCTGCTGGTTACAAAAAACTTTACAGCGATCTTGAGCGCAACACTGACGCTATCTACGACAAGTATTTTGGCGGCAAGAAAGAGCCTAAAGCGGCAGAGCCTAAAGCTGCGCCAACATCTGCAGCCCCATCAGCAGCACCTGCTG